TTGGCGATGGCTGTTTCCTTAACAGCTTTAGCATCGGCAATGGCTTCTTTGAGTAAGTCTCTGTTTGCCATACTTGTTTTTTAGTTTTTTCCTCAATTAAATTGTGTTGGAAGTACGCTTATTATTGACTAATGCCGAAGCGTAATATATTTTATAAATTTCAATGCCATATAAGAGATGACATATTGTCGGGTATACGTATATCGATATTTATAAAAATTGCAAAGGTGTTAAAGAATAGGACAAGAGCCGTTTGCGCATAGAATTTCTGATAATAATCCATTAACTTTCATGTAAGGATTATCTTGAATTTCTTTACCTTCTTTAACTAAATGCATGTATGAGCCTGGATTTGAAGGTGTTGAGACAAAATCCCAACACAATAATTCAAAATCATCTTGTACTTCTAAAGTACCTTCACTCATTTGTTTTAATGAACCCATTCCACGAGATGATACACCTACTGTTACATTATTTTCAATAAGTGCTTTTAGAATATTTCCAGATACAGTAGGTAATATTTCTATTTTACCAATTACTTTATCTCCATCCCACCAGCAATCTCTAATAATGTGGGATACATTTTTAAGATTAATAATAGAGGATTCAGGATGATCTAATTCACCTGTTGCTCTATTTTGTTTAATAACTTCTTGATATTTATCAATTTCTCTTTGCCATAACTCTTTTGGATAATATCTACCATTACCATTTTTAACTTCAGCTGTAGCTAATGGACCTTCAACCATAGGATTACCTGATGGTGCTTTCACTCCCTCATGAAGTTGTTGAGGAGATACTGAAAATGGAATGGTTTCTATTAATACTTCTTTCATTATTTTTTATCTAAATCACCGTAACCACTTGCTTTATGTTTACCTTTTGGTGCTTTAGGTTCTGCTGATGTTTCTAGGCCAATTCCTTTAACTCCAAACATACCATTTTTAGCATAGTAGTTAACATCTTTAGCCATATTTTTAGCTACAATAGCTTTTAACTCATCTACTGTTTTTTTAGCATTTTTTGGATCACCCATTTCAGCTAAATAACCCATTAAAAATGATTGACCATAAACATTATCAATGTTCTTTTTATCTTTATAGTCATAATTTTTAGTTTCTAGGTCAAGTACTTCTTTTTCAGTTTGTTTATTATGAGCTTTAACTTCAGCTTCAAATATTTTAAACCAATCTTTCTTTTCTTGAGTTTCAACTGTATTTTCAGCTATAATGCTCTTACCCTTTAAAATACTAACTGTTTGATCAAATGTATTATGTACAGTTATATACTCAGGGAATTGATTCATGGCTTGTTTAAGGAAGAAGTTTTTGTCTCCTTTGCCTTCTTTAATTAAATTATATTGTTGTTGTAGCGTTGCCATATGGTATAAATATTATAATTTTTAAATAGATATTGAGCCAGCAGGAACTGCTCCTACTCCTCTTAAGTTTAATGTGTTTGCGGGTATATCATCTTCAGGAACAAAAGTTAAAGTAGTACTACCAGACGGAACTACTACAGAGGCTATATAATCACTTTGTATTAACCCAAATTGTCCTGTGTCTAAAGTAAATGATCCAGAAGTACTTTTAGAAATATGAGTCTCATATAAACCTTGGTTGTTTGGTACTGTTTCTAAAGTAAAATAACTTGTAGAAGATAAAGGATTATCAATAACAAAGTCTAAAGTAGTACCCGCACTAACAGTTGATGTTAATAACAAATTACTTTGGGTCACTGATACATTTAGAGTTGCCATTAGTCTTTAAATAGTTCTATTAAATCTTTTAAATAATCTTGAGCTAAATCAGTTCCATATACAACAGAAAACGAGTCTGGATTTTGTTTATAATAATCCATTGTTTTATGTTTTGCTTGTTGCATTAATGTAACTAATTCATTTAGTTGTTTTTCAATTGTATCAAATGCTAATAAACGACCACCAATAAATTTCTTATTAGAGTCTTTATTTATACTAGCATCTTTTAGATATGTTTCAACATCTGTGTCTTCCCAAAGTTGTTTAACTTCAATACCTTTAGCTGCTTTATTTAAAGCTTTTCTATCAACTAATTTGTATTTAAAATTTTTAACATAAGTGCTATTTGTAACACCTTCAGGACCAGCTTTAGGACCAGGACCAAATGTTGCTCCAGGACCTTCTTCTATTTTCTTTTTTTTCTTTTTACCAAAAGCATATTTAGTAGCATAATTAGCTCCTTCAGTACCAGAAGTAAAGTGAGCACCTCCTGCTCCTCCTCCTGTCATACTCATTTCATCTAATAAATTTTTAATAGTGACATATTGTTCAGGATATTCCTTTCTAATATGTGTTCTAAATTTATTAAATACATCACGGGCGTCTTGAGCTAACACTGACAATTTAGGGTCAGCTTTACCATCTGATGTTTTAGATAAGTCTGTTAAAGCTTTAACTGCTTCAGACATTTCTTTTAAAGCATCTCCAAAGCTAGCTAATTTAATTATTTCATGGTTTATATTACCAGTTTCATTATTAATATTAACTGCTTTAAAGTAAGTACTTAAAGTATCATTAAAAAAGTCATTTTTAAAGTCAACTTTACCATAACGTCTTTCAATCCTAGATATTAACTCAGGATCAACATCTTTAGGTTTAAGTACTCCGTCAGCCTCTTTTAATTTATACTTGTAATTAGTCATGAACTTTAGTTAATTCTTCTAACAATTCAAAATATTGCAATAAATTAACTAAATTATCATTACCAACATTGGCTGTTTTACTTAATGGAGAAAGTAAATTAGTTACTTCATTTAATTTAATTTGAACAGCTTTATCAGTAACTTTTTTAGATAATTTATTTATTTCTTCTTTAATTTCTCCAACTTTACCATTATAAAAATCCCTTAATTTTGGAGTTGAATCTACTGAATTAATGAATTCTTTTAGTACTGTTTTTTGGTTATCATTTAATGACTCATATTTACCATTAAATTTTTCCAACATTACTTTGTATGTTAAAATACGAACATCTTTATCATATGATTTAAACTCCTCTAACAAATCATCTTCAACTTTTTGTTTTGTGATGTTTTTAGAAGTTAAATGCTCTAAAAGAGACATTTTATTGTCAATAATTTGGTCTGGGTTAGATAAATTATCACTATTATATACTTCAATTAAAGTATAAAGAGAAGCATATGCTTTATAATGTGGAAGTTTAGTTTTAAAAAATTCCTCTAAATTATAATGTGTTTTTACCTCATTAATTAAATTATATTTTTGTCTTTTTAAAGCACCTCTATTCAGGTTTTTAGAAGACTCAACAATTGTATTAATAATTAACTCGGCTTTACTTTCAGTTATATTTTTATGTTTGGAAAGAGTTTCATATAATTTATATTCTCTTCCTAATTCTGTGTTTACAAAGTATTTTTTTAAAATATTGGTTGCCTTTGAGTCCTTACCTGACAATGTATCAGAGGTAATTTGTCTGACTAAAAGTTCAAACAAAAGGCCCGTATTTTTATACTTAGAATGTTTTATATTCATTCCTGAGGTTTTGTTATAAATATATAAGGATTTTTACTTCTTTAAATTAGACTCATCTAATAAATCTTTTTTATCCTTATCTTTGTTAAAAACTATTTTTTTATCTAAACTTTCTATTAGCATTTTGTTTTTAGCTAAAATTTCCATTGCCATTGGTGAACCACCTTTGTAATTTGGTTTAATAGAACCTTGTTCATTTTCATTATCTGGATCAGTTAATGCTTTATTACCTAATCTATCTTTACCAAATGGTGATTCTTGTGTGTTTCTATTAGAAACTTTTTCCTCAGGTCTACCTAATGGTTTCTTTTCATCATATCCATCTGGTAATTGTGTAGCTTCATATCTACCTTTACCATATAGTGAAGCTAAATCATGTGGTGTACCATAAGACTTACCTGTTTCTAATGGGTCATTTCCTTCAGCCTCAATTTGAGATAATCTAAACTTACGTTTTTGGTCTTGAGCGATCAAATCTCTCATTTCCTCATATTGGTCTTGACTGAAGTGGAATATGTTTTCATAAATATAATCACTAGATACCAATTTAGTTTCCATCATTTGAGATGCTAAATCCATTTTTTCTTTCATCAATGCAATTCTTTCTTGATCATAGATGATTGAAGGTGTAGTTAGTGATAATTCAAAATTAGCTAAATTTTCAGCTGTATAACCTTGTGTATACAAATGAACTAAAGCAATTTTATATAATTCAGACAATACAATTCTTTGTAATCTATCAATTGTACGAGCAAATCTAATGTCTTCAGCTGCTAATGTGGCTTTACCAGTTAAATCTTTTTCATAACCCATGTAAGCCTTAGGTATTTTAAGAGCAGCAAATAATTTATCTCTTAAATATTCAACATCAGCAATACCATCATATTGTAAACCAGGTGTAGTATCAATTCTAGTTGTTTGATCATTACCCCTAACTGGAATATAAAAGTCTTCCATTAGGTTTTGCATATTATATTTTAAATTATATTCACCAGTTTGATTATCCATTAATGGAGTACGTTTCATTGTGGTGATTGTTTTCTGCATGAAGTTTTCTACTTCATTTGGTGGAATAGAACCAACATTTATATAGAAAATACGTCTATCTGGTGAGCGAGATATTCTATGAATTAACATAGCATCTTCCATTAATGAATATTGTTTAAATATTCTACGGGCTGGTTCAATATATGCTCTACCATATGGAAGATAATTAACATCTGTCATTAGACGGAAATGAGCCATTTCATAATTCTCAAAAACAATTCTATCTTCTTCTTTTTGTTTTTGTTGAACATTAGGAACACCATAATAACCTGCTCCTCCTCCACCACTATAAAAACCTTCTGGAGAGTATACAAATCTTACAGCATTTGGGTGTTCAGGATCATATTGTTCTTGTCTTTCAATATGATAAGCTGTATATGGTATTACATTATATACACCAAACTTTTCAGCAATTTCTAGTTTTAAGAAAAAGTCTCCAAACTTACACATTTGGCGGATCCAAGACCATAAATTAAACTCAATATTTAATACGTCATAAAATAAGTTATAAAGTATTTGTTGAATATCTTCATCATTTGATCTAATTTGAAGCACTTCTCCAAACTCATTTTTTAAAGTACTTTCTTCAGCTATTATATCTAAGGCAGAGGCTACAATAGCGTCATTATCCATTACATCATAGTCTGAGTATATAAACGTTCTTAGATATTGATAGTTAACATTTAATTGTTGACCATAAAGTGAGGTTGATGATGGTGAATAGATTCTGTTATATCTATCCATTAAAGAATTTGTAGCTATATCACCTGATTTTTGTATGCTATCTACGTCTAAAACTTTAAGCTCATTTCCACCCTGATTTCTTATAATAACATCAGTTGAAAAGAGTCGTTGTAAACGTTTAAATAATGTAGTATCTGCCATAGAAATATATTATAAATATTATAAAAGCCACTTAATATTTTCTTCTCCATCCTTAGTTTCCATTGAATAAGGGTTAGGAATGTTGTTAACTCCATAAGCACCTTTAAATGGTGTATTTCCTTTTGAAAAATTTCCTAATGATGCTCTAGTCATATCTTGTGAATGTTGTTGAAATTTAAGTGACGTGTCTCGTAGGAACATACTAATCCCAAATGACATAACCAAATCATCATTGTATCCTGTTTGAGCTTCTGGTCGTCCATTTTTCCAAATAAACACTTTCATTTCCTCTAACAAGCGTTTTGAATGAATAGTTACACTCCTATCACCAACATATTCTCTAAATTTGTTAATTACTAAAGGTCTTGTTCTTAATGACATAGTAAAACCAGGAGTCATATCTGAATTGCCTTCAAATACTTTTAAATAAGAGTCTGCTGTTAATTGATCTGATTTAGGTGAGTGATATAAATTTCTATATCCTCTTTCAATAATTGAGTCAATAGCTGCCCACCCAATTGAGGCATTTTCAACAACAAGCATAGCATTATTATATTCAGTAGCTAAACCTGTAAGAAAATATCCAAATTCTTTTGGAGGCATTTGTCCTTTATATTCTGCAACTTGTGTATTAGTAGCAATATCAATCACATGAGCTGCTGAGAAATCTTTACCATCGCCACGAGCAACGTCTGCTGTTAACAAATATTCTCTAGAATAATCTGCTGTTTCCCAAACCCATAAATTTTGGTCTACACCTCTACGTTCAATAGGTTCTTTTATAGTTGTTTGACTTATAAAATCAACCCATTCAGGATGGAATACAACATCACCAGAAGTACTAAAATCACAATCACATTCTTGTGCTGCTAATCTAGGATCACCTAGTAATTCATCTTGACGTTTTCTCCAATTTTCATCTCGTTCAGGATGAACATGCCATGGTAATTTAATAGGTAAAAAATCATTTTGTCCAGCTTCAGCTGAAGACCATGTTTTATGGAACCAATTACCTGTACCATAAGGAGTAGATAATACAATTGCCCCTCCACCAGTTGCTAATGTTTGTTGAGCTGAAGCCCAAATCTCACCTATGTTTTCAATAAATGCTGCCTCATCAACTAATAGTAAAGAAACAGCTTCTGATCTACCTGCGTCAGAACTTGCAGAAGTGGCTTTAATTATTGAACCATTATTTAATCGTAATGATAATTTGTTATTTTCTTCAGCGTCTATTTTAAGCCATGAAGGTAAGTTATCATACATAAACTTAACCTTTGTAACCATGTTACGAGCAGTTTCTTGTTTTGTAGCTATACAAAGAATATTTTTATCTTTATGGAATAACATTAACCATAAAGAATAACCTGCTGACAAAGTAGATATACCTAACTGTCTTGATTTTAAAATAATAGAATAAGGATGATCTTTCCAAAGTGTTAACACCTTATCTTGAAAAGGAAACAAATTAAATAATACTCTACCTCTTTGTGGGTGTTGAATATAACAGTATTTTTTCATAAAGTGTACTGGGTCTTGTACACATTTGATATATTCTTCTCTTATTATTTGTTTTAAATCAGGTTGACTCATTTTCCTAATTTCCAATACATTCGACCAGATAGAACAGGTTTAAAATCTTGATTAACACCTATTCCTAATCCATAAACTTGTTTTTTTTTATTTCTAAACAACAACTCACCACCTAAATAATTTATTTGGTCTGTTCTTCCTTGTAAACCTAAGCCCCAATAAAATTCATTTTCATTTAAATAAATTTCTTTTGTAATTGTGGTTGTAGGAATTAAAATATTTGTTTTAATTTTCCTAGCTGCTATAAAATTCTGAGTTATTGTATCGTTTATAATAGCATAACCTACAGTATCAATTTTTAGGGTGTCTGAATAGTAATACTTAGTATAATAATCTTTTAAAATAGCTAATGTATCAATATCTGCTTGGAAAGTGTCATGGATTGTTTCTATTTTTGTTTTCCATTTAGGGATATAAGTTTTAGTTACAGTATTTATAGTGTCATACTTAACTTCAATTTTAGTAACTATCTTTGTATCAGGAATTGGGTCAGAAGAACAACTCCTCTGTAAAAAGAGGAGTACTACCAAAACTATAATTAGTAAGGTTTGTATATTTTTAAAGCTGTTTTTCAAGTGCTTTTTTCTCAGCTGTTAATTTTTTAAGCATTTTTAATGCCGCATCCTTAGCTTTTTTACCTTCAGCATCTTTATACATTTCAAGATGTTTTTTCATTTCTTTAGTAACTTTAGCTAATTCAGAAGCCACTTTTGCTACAGAATCAGTTTTACGAAGATCAGCATCAGTTGGCTCATCTTCATCTTCTTTAATAAAAGTTAAAGTACTACCATTTGATAATTTTATTGTTTGACCTTTATGAAGTTTATCCATTTGGGCTTGGGTAAGTTCAATTCCTTCACCTTTAGCTACTACTTTATCTTTATCATCGGATTCAGCTACTGCTATAGGTGTTTTTGTTTCTTTAGCTTTATTTAGTGCTTTTTTTACAGTATTTACATCTGTTTTTTCATTTCTAGCAATTTCTGGAGATTTAGAAATGTCAGTTTTAGGACCTACTATAGTAGTTTCCTCTAAATCTTCTTCAGACAGTATTTCTATAATTTCTTCGCGAATATATTCTTTTAAATCAGAAGCTTTCATGTTTATAAATATTAGCCAAAAATTGTTTCTTTAATGGTTTCTATACGTTCTTCAATGGTACCTGATAATGTTGTAAGTTTTTTAATACGATGTTTGTTTCTTTGTAAATTTAATCCAATAATAAAATCAATTAAATTTCTATACTCTAAATCAGTTTCACGAACACCATTGTCTTCCATTTCAACACCATTAGGAGATACATAAAATATATAATCATATTCATGTAACAAATTACGAGCCAATTCATCAAAAGCATCAGCCTCATAATAATTAATTGATTCTGCTGCTTTAGTA